GTTCTAGCACCCTTGGCTCTAGCATCTACAACCATTACTCAGCTGCGGGGGCTTCTGGAGTAGTTGCAGGTGCAGCTGCAGGTGCAGGTGCAGGTGCTACTGTTTTTGGAGCAGCTTTTGGAGCTGCCGCAGCAGACTTTTCACCAAACTCTTGCTCATCAATAGTATAAACTACTGTACCTTTAGTAACTACCATAGACTCAAGTTCCCGACGACTAATCAGATTATGTAATCCAATTAATCCTTTTTCATTACTATAGTCTTTAGTGTAAGTAGCCTCAGCACCATTTTTTAGTTCTTCAATTTTAACCATATTAAACCTCTATTTGGGATATATTGTTACGTTTAATAACATTAATCTTTTCTAGAAGCGGATGACTAAAGCCATGACTTACTAGGAAAGTATTTAAATGTTCCTCTTGTAGTAATACTTCAACTAACTTTTCTTTTCCGTCAGTATCGAGTGTTTCTACAGTTTCATCCAGTATTAATAGATTGATTCTAGAACTGGATAATGTTTGCATTAGCTTTCTAATGGCCAATAATGTAGCCACATTAACTCTTGCTTTCTCACCGCCACTAAGAGCCAGGATTTCAATATCTTTTCCATTATCAGTAATAACAACATTTAATTTGTCGCTAGCACTAATTTTGAAACTGATTTGAAATCTTCCATCACTTAGATCAACCAAATATTTATTTGTAATCTCTTCTAAGTCTTTTACTAAACTCTCAATTTTATATGCTACTAAACCTGTTGTACTAAATGTTTTTGTTAAAACATTTAAAATACTCATTCTTTCGCTTAATTCATGCAACTTACCACTATAAACCTCTAACTCTTGGTTCATTTCAACCAATTGTTTTGATACTAAGTCTACTTTAGTATTATGTGCAGTTACTTCTTTGTTGTATTGTTCGGCCTCAACTATTCTGCGTTTAGTATTGCTGATGCTAGTTTGTAGTTCTGTGAATTGTTGCTGTAGTGTTTGTTTATCTAATAATACTTCTGGTAACTCTGTATCAATTAGAGTATGATACTTTTCCCAATCTTCTTGGGATTTCTGAGCATTTTGCCAGGCCGTTAATCCCTCAGCATATTGGGTAGATTCTTTATATATTTCCTCTAGTTGAATAAACAGCCGGTTAAGTTTAGCTTCGCTAGTTTCTTTGATATCATGCTGTTCATTAATTAATTCTGAAATTTTATGGGTATCAATAGGCTGTAAACAGGTAGGACAAACACCTTCTAGTTTAGTCATTTTTTGAACAAAAGCTTTGCTATCTTTTACAGTTTTCTGTAACTCGATAACTTCATTACTTAATAGTCTATCTTTAGCTCTAATACTTTCAATATCAGTTTCAGGCTTTTCGGGAACTGGCAGCAGTTTGATCTTACTTTGCAGCTGCTTGTAAGTATTGTTTTGACTAATTTTTTTATTGGTTGATTCAATACTGTTTATACTAGATTCTAGAGCAGAGGCTTCTGTTATTAATCCTGTATCTAGTTCAGGAGTTGCAACTGTTTCTTTTAAGGTTAGATCAGTCTTTTCGTACTTGTTTAACCAACTTGAAACAGTATTTACTTGAGACTGTACTGCTGTAATATCTTTAGTAAGTTGTGCACTTACTTCTTTGAATACTTCGGCAGCACGAGTATATTTGCCTAAATTTAAAATCTCAATCAAAAACTTTTTACGAGCAGTATCAGGAGCTGTTAAAAACTCAAGGCTGCTAGCATTTGACTGATAGACAATTTGTGCAAAACTCTTGTGATCAAATCCTAATATGTCTTCAATCATCTTATAAGTAGCCGTTGCTGTGTGAGCACTAATATCTACAGTATCTTTAAATAGCTTAACAGTTTGTGCAGTACCACGACTAGACTTAATTGTGTAGTCTGTGCCATCACGGTTAAAGTCTAATTCAATTGTGTACGACTTATCTTTAACATAGCGATTAAGAATATCTGCCTTTTTAATACCTTTAGAGTTCTTATTAAATAATACTTCTTCTAGGATAAGGGCTATAGAGCTTTTACCATGCCCATTACGGCCCACTAATTGTGTAAGTGGGGCAGCAACAAAATCGATTTTATTATCTTTTCCGTAGCTAAAGGCGTTAGCCCATCGTAGTTGTTTTATAGTTATCATTTACGGCTAATCTCTTTTTTAGTTCTGGTAAGCCACCAACATATTCACCATCAAGGAAAATCTGTGGAACGCTGCGAGCGTTAGGCACTTTTTCAATTAAATCTTTTTTTGTATATGTGCCTGCACCAATCATACACTCAGTATATTCAATAGCATATGATGTTAACAAGCGTTTTGCTTCTTGACAAGCTGGACAGTTAGTTTGTGACCAAACCTCTGCTTTATTCCGATTCAATTTTGTCTGCATAATTTTGAAACTCCTTTAATACACGTTCAACAGTATCTTCAGGCAATTCTAGTATATATGCAAGATACTCACGTACTTCTTCACTCATAGACATTTCTTTGTCTAGGATCAATGCGCTGTCCGTATCGCGCTTAATTACTTTGCGATCAATTAGGTCGCTGTCTTCCAGCTCACCAAGTTCTTGCATATCGCCCTCAACTTGGTAAATTGTGTGGTCATAGTCTGTTGGTGGTTTAGGGTCGCTTACTCCAACAGTCTTACGAATAAGTTGTGGCAGCTGTAGCTTACGCCACTCATGTTCTAGACTTGTGGTATCCAATATAACCACACCAGTATCCACATTATGACGATGAAAACTAGTAGTAACGGGACTGCCAGGATAGACAATATTTTTCTGACAGTTTTCATAGCTGTGTAAGTCACCTGCTAAAACAACATCGTAACTAGCAAATAACTCTAGATCCATTTCGGGCTTTACGTGTGGAGGAATCTCTCCACGAACGTGTGTAAAGCAAATGTTTCCACGAATTTCAAAAGGATTCTTTTCAAATTCTTTCAATTTATTATATGGTATAAAGTCCATATTTTCCACCTTACAGTAGTCATCAATAATTTCTACTAGTGGATTTAGGCGATTGGTTACTTGCTTTAGGTTAGTAAGGAATGTTGTATCCTTTTTAACTGCTTCATGATTTCCTGCATAAATAATTGTAGGAATCTTACATGAATTAACCAAATCAAAATAAGTTTCTAATTCTTCCATATTAGGAAGTTTGTCAAAAACATCTCCGCCTACAACAAATAATTCACACTCTGATTGCAATGTTTCTAGTTGCTGCCAAAGCATATCAAACCTATTTTTAGCCCACGCTACAGGAACGTTTTTCTGACCCAATTTAATATGTACGTCAGCTGTAAATAATACTTTCATGTTGTCCTTGAGACAGAAAAGCCCGCTAAGCATTTCGTTTAGCGGGCTTAAGTTTTTAACCTAGTTCTTTGACTGCTTCTTGCTCTGAAGATTCGGCTTCGCCGTCTTCATCTTGCTGGGTTGTAATCTTATCCAACAAGGCTTTTACGTCTGCTTCCGTAGGACGAGGAAATTTCTCATCAATAGATTTAGCAGCGTCTGCTAAGGCACGCTCTTCAGGACTGAGTGCGCGAGCTTTGCAACGTAAAACTTGCAGGGTATACTCAACATTAAAAGGCAGTGGGCCTGTCTTTACACGCTTGAATACAACATCCCAACCTGTATCATAGTCAGTAGGGTCTCCTAAATCTTCAGCCGCTGTAACAATTTGCTCAAACAACTTCTTTTTCAAGTTAAGAGCAACAACTTTCTGCGACTTAGGGTCAATACAATTTACAGAATAACTCCAAGAGCATTTTGCTTCTGGATAATACTCAGTAACATGATCTTTTTCAATGTTATCGAACTTCTCCTTTTCACGACTAAACGCCAAACATTCAACTGGAATATCTTTGTTATTAGTGCCTTTCAGCCAATAAATGTATCGTGGAAGAACTCCGCCAATTAAGCGGACTGTATTTTCGCCATCTTTGTATTCGTAAGATTCGACTTTGTTTGATTGTGCTTTACCTTTGGTATTTTTAAAGCTAAGTGCCATTTTTATTTTTCCTCGTATTTGAAGTGAATTTTGTTTTCTGTTATTTTTAGTAGCGGATTTGATTTTATTGCGTTTAGGTCAATATCTGAATAATAAGATAGGTCTAGATATGTATAACCGTAGTGTTTGTATATTGCGTAGTTTCTACGCCCCGCTAACCTTATATATTGTGCTTTGTGTACAATATCTGTGTTGGTATCAGTAAATAAAATAGCAGGGTTTATTAGAAAACTATTACCTTTTAAGTTAAAAATCGGTTTGATTTTACTGTATTGGTTTTTAGGAATAGATTTTCTAATAAAATGCAATCTTAAAGTTTCAACTAATTTTGTAGAGTCACACTGTGTTTCGGACTCAAGCAATGAAAGGTTGAAGAGAAGGGTCATATACTGAAACTTAATAAATATTATACCATTTTGGATACAATTTGACAAGTGAAATTTTATCTACGCTAACACTTTCCAGCCTTTGCGTAGATAAAGCCCTAACCTATCTGTATTTTGCTTTTTATCTGCATAACCAGCAAATTGAATGTCTACTATGATTGGATCTAGTTTACCCTCATGCATTCGCATAATTCTACCAGCAATTTGTTCTAGCAAGCTATCGTTTGACATAGGAACTGCTAAAATTACACAACTTAGGATGTTGATTGAAATTCCCTCTGAAAATATTTGCCTGCTTCCAGCAATGCACATTTTTTCTTTGGCAAGTATCTGTTCTTTTGCTCTTTGTCGATCTTCAAAACTGGTGTTCCCAGTAACCAACAAACACGTTTCACCAACATACTCTTTTACTTTCTCTAAGAACTCTACTCGATCTGCTATTACTAAGACGCTATGCCCTTCGGCAACGTGCATTTTAGCAATGTCTGCAATAAATTGTCTGTACTTGTCGTCTTGGGTTAAATCAGTAATTTTATCTACCCAGGTTGCATTAGGTTTAAGTGTAATGCCACTTTTTACCATGTGAATGGTAGGCGGTATTGTATTTGATACTGGTGGTTTTAATACTACAGTACCAAAGTAATCTTTGAACAAGATATGTTTACCATCTTTTCGTATCATTGTACCTGATAGTGCAATGCGGTATCGGGCATGAAAACTATCTACTGTACTTGCAAATGTAGTAGCAGGGCAGTGGTGTGCTTCATCTAAGATAACTGTACCAAATTCTTTAGCTAAGGTTGTTGTGTGTTTTACTAAAGTCTGTATGTTTGCTACTGTGATAAAGTGATCTTCGTAATCTAAATCACCTCCACCTATAAGGCCGCACTCACAACCAAACAGTGTTTCTATTTCTTCTACCCACTGATCTCGAAGTGCAGCAGTATGTGTGATAACTAAAGTTTTTTGTCCAAACTTACGAGCAAGATGTAATGCTGTAAAAGTTTTACCCCAACCAGGCAGCGCATTGATAAAGCAAGTATCACTAACTTCATCATAGATTTTTTGCTGATCTTCGTATAGCTCAAATTTAGGGGCAGGAAACGGAACAGGAACTAAAACTCGTTTGTCTATTATTTCATAATCGTTTGGTACTAGATCCATTCGGCCTTGCGGAATGGAGAGTATACCCTTGATTAGTGATTTGTAGTTCTTGATAGTTTCAACACTAGCAAACTTCTTTGACCCAGTATCTTTGTGTATTTTATATGTAAGCGACTTAATTATGTGCTTAGTATGCTCTACACCTGGATTATCCAAATAAATGCGATTAGAGATTACTGCTTTAGCCATTATACCAGTCTCCAAGTATCTTTTTGTGGTGTTTCGTAGTAACCATATAATAAATAGCTGTTGTCCATGTATAACACACCTGCATATTGGTGGTAGCTTTCAGGCTGTATCATAGTTTTGAATCGATGAGACACACCTTCTAGTTCTAAAACACAACCTATACCATCTGCAGGTAACACTTTAGTGATTTTCTTTGTTGTTAATTTGG